GATCTCAATCTCGTCGCCATCCCGGGTCTGGCGGACATCGATGTCAACAATACACCCGCCGTATCCTTCAACTATGAGATTATCGAAGACCTCGAGTTCGGTTTCATCGAAATCAGAGTTGTCGTTTACATAACGCAGCGCATCAGTCACAGCCTCGCTGGCTTCTTGGTGTGACTGGGTTCTGGCATAGCCCTTGGGGTCTGTTCGGCGCTGGATTAGCAGGCCTTTCATGCCCTCAACCTTGGACTTGATTCTGTTGTCAGTGACCGGCGCCTGGCCGCGGGAGGTCAAGCGGGCAACCTGCTCTGCGGTCCACTGCTTGTTGTCCTTGTAATCGCGGTCGCGCTCAGACTCCCACCGAGCGGGCTCGGTCTGGTAGAGGAAGTCCTCTACGTGGCGCTTTGCTTGATCAAGTTCAATCATCCAGTCATCCAGTCGTTGTCAGAGGCCATTCGTCGGCCCCAGGCGTCTGTTTCGGGTTTGTGTTCGTTTTGCTCTTTAGCGGGAGCTGATGTGCGGTCAAGGTAAAGCCCAATCAGTGCGCAATTGTCGACGGCATCATCATGCCGACCTGCAGGGAATGAACAAAGCTGATTGATTAGCCTGTCTCCCCAATCACCGTATGGGATGTAAACCTTGCCCATCGATGCGCGGGCCTGAAAACCTCTAGCCATCGCCACTTTGTCTTGGTTACGGGTAATCCACTGCTGATACAGATAAACACGCCGTTCTCGGCTTCGTTTGTTTAGCTGGGGCTCAATGGCCCTTCTGATGACGCCGGACTCACCGAGAAAGGCGGAGGGTTCATGTTGCGCGGCAAGATCAAGCAGTGCCTCAATCCAGACATCAGACGTTGCCTGTCCATACCACCAGTCAAGGGCGTATAAGTCGTCTGCAGCGTCAGCCCCCCAGATCCCGAGCTCTGTGAAATCGCCGTCGTCTTCCGTTACTGCAAAGTCAGAGGACAGGTATTTGGTGCAGGAAGGCTCATCGCCAAGCCTGAACCTTTTGAACCATTCACGCTTGAATAGCGTGCCTTCGTCCGGAGTTGGAGTCTGCTGATACAGTGCGCCCCAGTCTCTTGGTGACTGTGTGCGCTTTTCTTGTTGCCAGTGAGCAGGGGCAAACCATTCCGGCCACAACCATTCACCCGTATCGCGGCCAAGGATGTCATTCTCTCGGGCTTCAGCAGGTAAGCAAATTACATACCACTGCTCGCCATCTCTTGCCTCTACCCAGCCAGACTCGCCACCCCAGTCTTCGGGAAGGATTCGGCCAACAGGGTCATCTTCGTGCCACCTGGTCAAAATGAAGATGATCGCGCCGTTGGGCTTGAGGCGTGTTCTAAGATCAGTCTTGTACCAATCCCAAGTGGTTTCGCGAACTAGTTCAGAGTCGGCGTCTTTCCGGCCCTTGATCGGGTCATCAATGATGGCCAAATCCGCCCGCCGACCTGTAACACCACCGCCGACACCGACAGCGTAGTAAAAGCCACCTGTCTTGGTTTCCCACTCACCCTTAGCTTTCGAGTCTTCAGTCAATTCAACCCCGGGGAATATCCGCTGATACTCACCAGACTTCACAAGATTTCTCACCTTGCGCCCAAAGCTGGATGCCAATCTCTCACCGTAGGAGGCACAAATAACTCCTCGGTCTTGCGTTTTACCCAAGTAGTAAGCGGGGCCGCGAACACTGGCGTATGTGGACTTAGCAGAGCCAGGTGGCATGAAAATCATCAAGCGCCGAGTCTCGCCCTCTACAACCTTGTCAAAGGCGGAGCAAATCAACTCATGGTGACTTGCCGGCGGCTCGTCCGGTTCTACAGACCGGCTAAACTCAGAGAGGCACGTTCTGGCCTTCCTGCGCCATAGTAGCTCTTTAGCTGCTTCCTGACGCGATACGTGCGAGCTCATCATCGGACAGATCGTGAGTACCTATGCTTCCTGAGTGTTCAACTTGTTGGCGATCACCATAAACCTTGGGTTTCAGCTTTGAAGCAATCCATTTGCGCGTGTCTACACGCAACTTGCTTCGTTGCAATGCCTCGCCGTTTGTTTGCCAGCCAATAAGCTCGCCTTCACTATCCAGCTTCTCCATCCAATCGTTCGTGCCGTCGTCAGCAATGTCGAGAATGTCTTCGACCATCGCGTCCGCTGATTCTGCCTTCGCGTGCGCGTATTGGTCGCGAAACCCTTCTTGCTCTCGAAGCCACCTGAAAACAGTGGATTTATCAGGCATTCCATCATCTCTGCATACAGAGCGCAGAGACTCTCCTTCTGCCAGTCTTGAGCAAATTTTGTCGGCCAGCGTGCCGCTATACTTCGAAGGGCGAGCCATTATCCCCTCACCAACCCATAGTCAGATGTGGGCAATGCTTGATGCGGGTCTTTGGCGTGAACAGATAGGAACTCAACCTTGGTGTTCGTCCCATCGGTCAATATGAGTTTGATCATGGACTTCCCAGATTGTGAGGTGGTGATTCTTGCTGTGGCCACGTTGGCTGACAGAGACTCGCCATCGATCGATGCCTGGCCGGACTCAACCGACCAAGTGGCAGTGGTCACATCACTGTTGTCTGAAGCCCAAGAACTCGCGTCGAAGTTGACAGTCTGGTCATCGCCAATCATCGCAAGCAGCGTTCTGAGCTGCTGCCTGGTCTCTGTAGTGACGTAGTACGTTTTGCTCATAGGATAAAATCCCCTTTCGGGGTAGCGCAGTTATACCCGGCGTGGGTGCCAAGGGGAGAAAGAGACCTGCCGGTAGCGCAGCGCTTAATTTGGGTTGCAGAATTCTTGCACTTGTTCAGGCGTCCAGTCAGGTGGAGCTTTGGCAACTACCACATCGCCCTGGGTGTCTGTGAAATAGCCTTCGACGTGCACATTGCCGCAGGCATGTGTGGCGCCATCGAGAATTGCTAGGGATTGTGTACACCCTGTCAGTGTTAGTAGCAGGGCGAATAGAATGGGTTTCATACAACCTCCGTCATTCGATCATTAGCACGAGGCTTGTTCCAGAACACCCATCCACCAGCACGAACAGCGCGGTACATGGTCTGTCTTCGAAGCCACCACACGCCAGCAGTCTTCATAGCCTCAAGGAATATCAGGTCACACTGCTTTCTCGTGATCTTTAACCCCTCGTGTATCTCCCCTCTCCGGTAGTACAGCCAGTCATGGATGACAGCAGCACCCCGGTGCTTCCCGACTTTCGGGATTAGCGACTGGAGAATACGGGGGATAGAGGCCAGATCGTTGATAAACCCAGCAGGGGCAGTGATCTTGGTGTAGAACTCGTGATTTAAAATAAGCGTCTTGTAGGTGTATTCGGTGTACAAGCTCCACTCTTTTGAGCCGTACTCCTTTAGAATGAGTTTGTCGCAGAATCTACCCATTGCTCACAAGCTCGAAGTGCGGATAGTCCATGAATGTCTGGTCGTTGAGATCTGTGTCCCTATCCCAGTCGCCACCCCAGCGGATCTCATGTGATATCACGTTCTCGGCCAACAGTTGCTCTGCTACAGCCTTGACGTAACCGCCAAAGTGATAAAACCGATTGGTGTCTTGCCAGTCTACTGGGTAAGGAACAACGTCAACCGCCATAGAGGGCAGTGAATTGTGTTGGGAATTGGGGAAATTGACCTTTGAGAAGCCGTCTCGCACAGCCTGCTCTTGCGACTCCTGGTCACGGTGGCCGCAGATTATCGAGCAGTCGTAGCTATCCACCACAACCTTAAACAACGTCTGCAAGTCTTCGTGGCACGTCTCTAGTTTCGATAAAGACCTGTCAGAAAAACTCGGCATTACTTGCCCTTCCTACCCTTCAGTATCGTGTAGGCAATCGTCAATAACGCTGCCAGACCTCCCATAAACACCCCAAGATTCGCTGCTATCTCTGCCCATATGCCAAGGCCAGAGGTGTCTACCGATAGGCCAAATAGGGCGCTGCCCCCACCAACCACCCCGGATGCCTTAATAGCCGGCGCTGCTTCCGGTGGTATCTGTTGAATCAGATCAACAAGTCTTGCCATCGTTCTTCGGGATGTCAGGTGCATTTGTCATAGTGAGGTCTTTGGTAATATTGGCTTTACAAGGAGATATTCGGTATTCCAGAAACGAGAAAACCCCGGCCATTGCTGGTCGAGGTTTTGAAAAGAGGATTGCGGAGTCTTAACTCGCGCAATTTATCAAATTCTGTGTTATTCCGGACATTCTGTCAAGCAGTAATTCGCGCCCCTTGCTTACTCGTCGCCGAAACCGTTTTTCAGCAGATTCCCACTCCAGTTCACCGGTTATAGCCGGCGCATGGCCGATGTTATACATTCTGTCTCGAACGGTATAAACGCGGCCAGTACGGGGATTGACCCCCTGATAGTATCGGCGTGACAGGAGCGCCAGAATCTTGTCAGACTCCCCATATTCTCCAAGCATGGTACCAATAACCCGGCGAAGGTCAGTGAACAAGGCGTGTCTGTCTCTGAGCTTGTCGATCGCATTGATCATGTGGAGGTTCGACTGGTCGTTGCCGGTACCGTGCGGGATCTCGCCATGGAAGGCGATTAACCGAGACATCATACTGTCCCCTTCCCAGCCCGCGTCATTCGTAATCGAGGTGATGCCCTCAAGGTATACGTCTATCAGGTGGTCTGCGTAGTCTGACTGATTCATGCCGCCTGCCTCTCTAGTTCTTTGCGCCAAACTGCAACACAGCCAGCGCCTCGGTTACGTTCTTGACCACTATGGCCTGTCCTTTCCATTCGTCGTGGAACTTCTGCTCGTCTTCGGTCAGCTTCTGCTTGCTCGGTGGCTTTTTGCCGTCTTTGATTTCGATCAGGTAGTTAATACCCCGATACCCGACAACAATATCCACGAAACCCTTGAGTGTGTGGACAGGCTTTACCGATGCGCCTATCTGGCGAAGCGCGTCCACGATCTCGTTGTGGTTGTCGTCTACCTTCGCGGCTCTACGCAACTTTCAGCAATCCTTCTGAAACCCACCGGCCCCAGGTTCTTACCATCGCACGGCGCATGTAGAACTCTCTATGCTCGTCCCACTCGGAACACTGGGCCCTGCCGTCCACAACGTCGTGGCAAGCGCTACAGCCGTCAGCAATACACAGGTCGGTAGACTTCAACGCCATGCCGTGAGACTCGTCAGGAAGGTGACAAGGTACGGTTGTCTCCCAGTTGCCATTGCACACACCAACGATCTGGAATGTACAGGGCTTGCCTCTGGATGAGTCTCTGAGCTTTTTGCTTCTCATTACTTCCTGCCTCTGGCTAGGCCGCTTGAGCGCTACGTCCGCGCAAAGTGATTCCGTCAAGGTGATCTATTTCGTGCTGGGCGCAGCGAGCCGCCAATCCCTTCAATTTGTATTTCTGGGGCTTCCAGTGTTCGTCGTAGCCCTCGACAACGACCTGCTTATCCCGCACAACCATGACTTGCATTCCCGGGAACGATAAGCAGCCTTCTTTGGCCCCGTGCTTCCCTCCGTACGCTTTGGTGATAACAGGATTTATGATGGTCTTGTTGAATCCATTGACCGACAGGGTAATTACACGTTTCAACTCGCCAACCTGATTTGCAGCAAGGCCGATACCTTTGCCCTCAAGCATCAAGGTGCGCATGTTCTTCACGAGATCGGAAACTTCCTCATTTAGAGGGACTTCCTCAGCTCTTTGAGTCAATATAGGATTTTCAGAACTAACTAGTTTCATTATCTTCCTCTAGTTGGTGTAGGGGTTAGGCAAAACTCAACATCTCGTTAATGCAGTTCTCGCATCGCTCTCGGTCATGCCCTCTACCTTGGATAAGACCAACTGCCAGCAGGTGCTGAATACTGCCTTGTAAACAGAGTTGAATTTCGTTTCGTCCATCTTGGCAAAGCTGATCGACTCTGCCTCATACCTGACTTCGTTCTTCAGAGTGACAACCATTCTTCGGAAACCGGCATAGATCATGATTTCCTTTCTGAATCGATCGAAATTCTTCTCGGCCTGAATTTTCTTGCCGTCAATCTCTACCGTCTCGGGCTCCCAGTATTGGAAGGCGAAGTTCAGTAAGGCAAAGAACTTGCGGTGAAATTGGGGATTTCGAATCTGTTTGATGTTCGCGGTCACATAGCCATTACGGATGCCTGAACAGATTTCAGCGTCTGAGTCATTGGCCGGACTGAACAGGCCGCCCGGTTGTTTGATAAGCGCGATCTCGGTCATGGCAAAATCTCGCTTGATTTCAGACCCAAGGACTCAACGAACCTTGAGCAAATATTGTGGACTTGCTGTCTTGAGTAGCCGACTATCTTTGCGACTTGGCGCAGTTTCATAGGCTCGCGCCCGTTTAATCCATAGCGGAGAATCAGGGCTTCTTTGTGTTTGGGGCATAGTTGGTCGACAAGCTCCGATAATATTTTCAATGCCTGGTCTCTCTCGACCTCGCTTTCCCCGTTCGCTTCTGTGGAAAACAAGTGGTCGATGGACATCTCTTCGTCGTCCATCTCGATAGCGCAGCCCATTAATTCAAAGCTCTGCTTCTGGCCTTTTTTGATCTGCCGGTGGATGGGGATTCGAACTGTTCTGGAATGGTTCATGATCGCCCTGCGGATATACTGGTCAATCCACCAAGCTGAGTAGGTGTTGAATCGCAGGTTTTTGGATAGATCGAATTTTCCAATGGCGTGGAATAAGCCGAGATTGCCCTCCATAACCATGTCTTCGAGATCAAGGCCACGATTAACAAACTTCTGCGCTCTGGACATGACGAATCTGAGGTTGTTGGTCACGATCTCGTTGCGGGCCTGAATGTCTCCGGATTGTGCGCGTTCGATCAGATCCCGCTCCTGCTCGTTTGTGTGGCGAGTGAAGTCGGCTGCTGTGTGGTAGCTGCGCAGGGGATCGTGACGGGCGTTCATGCGCATTCCTGCCTTTCGTGTTCTGTTAGGTTTCGGTAGACGCTCAACGGCCCGCCTCTACCTCCAGCTTTGACTCGTTTGATTTTTCCTGTTTTGTACAGCTTGTGAATAATGCTGCGCGCTGTCTCGTCAAGCTGGCCGCGCTTGTTCACTCTGGGGTCGGCAAGTAGGCATCCGTACACATGCCGGTAGGTGAATTCTTGAGTGTAGAACCGCTCGATAATATCGAGGATCACGCTTGTCACGGTGACCCGTTTGGGTATCTCGATCCGGTCTACGATGATCGCGTCTGAAGGCAATCTCTCTTGCGTGTTCATGCGGCCTTCTCCGGTAATCGTTCAGGGTCTGGGGTTTCTCCGAGTATCCGGCGAGCTTCGGCAATGCCTTGTCGGGCAGCTTCTCGACGGTTTTGGTCTGCATCGTGTTGAGACTGCTGCTCCATGTCGTCAACCAGTTCGAGCAATAGCTGGTTAATGTGTTTCATGCTGCCGCCTCCAGTGGTTTCTGGCCGTAATCGAAGGGAATCCGCCTGCCCTCATGCGCCACAAACTGCAATGACTCTCGCTCGAAGTAGAGATTTACCTGCCCTTCCCATGTGCCGTGGCGCTGCTTGGCGACTATCAGCTTCTGATCGCACTTCTTGGGGTCGATCAAGTAGGCTCGGTCTGAGGCGTCAAGCTGCTGCGGGTAGTTTTCTTGGATGTTCAGCAAGGTGGCGCGTTTTTTGTCCATCCAGTGAATGATCACGTTGTCTGCAAGGTCGGTCATTTCAGACTGGCCGCGAATGTCATACTTGGTCGGAATGTATTCGTCGCCAGCGTGTTGAGGTTTTCGGACGTGGGCCACAAGGTGGATATGGCAGCCAAGTGTTTTTGCAGCCCACTGCAAGCGATCGACAAAATCTTTTTCGTTCTCGCCGTCACCAGGGGCGATGCCGCACTTGGTCAATGAATCGATCACGATATGCTCGCAGCCCAATTCCTGTGAGCAGTAGTAAACAAATCCCAGAATTCTCTTCCACGGGACCTTATCAACTTCGGCGTAGAGCCAGAGCCGGTCGTTGTTGCTCCACACCATGAAGTCAGACAGGGCCTGCTGGCTCATGTTCGAAACACCGACACACTGCCGGGCCATTCTCAGGAAAGTTTCAGGAGGCTGGAGCTCAAGGCTCGCAATTGCTACCCGTGATTCCTTCGCAACGTGAGACATCAGCCAGCCGAGCATCATGGACTTTCGGTGGCCGGACATGCCGCCGTGGATAGTTAATTCACCCGGACGCCATGCGAACTGGTCATGGGTTTTATTCCACGGCAGCATCAGCGGCTTGAGGTCGGTATCAGGGTTCCCGAATTGCTTATCGACGATCTGATCAATCCAGTGTTCAGGCTTGTGGATACTCGCAGCTTCTCGGGCAGCCGCCTGCAGTAGATAATTTTCGAATGGCTGGTTTTCGATCTGGTTCATAGAGCGAACCTCTCACCAAGGCTGGACGGTGATTCGCTTGCGCTGATTTCGTCCTTCCAGCGTTCGTCGCGGAGCCATCGCTCGACGTGAGGGAAGTTCTCGAAAAACTGATTGCGATCTTTGAGATTTGTCTTAACCGAAATTTGTTGAACAAGGGCTGATTTCAATTCTCTGAATCGATCTTCGTCTGGCTTGATTTTCTCCCACACAGCCAGCGCTTTTTTCTTCGACCCCTTCTGGCCCAGTGATGTGTCGAATGTTGACCAAAGAGTTTCGAACCATTCGAGTCTGGTTTCCCGTGAAACGAACGCGACAGTATTATCGGGTTCGGGTTCGGGTTCGGGTTCGGGACAGTAGCCTATGGATAGGGTATCGATAGCCTCTCGTATTTCATCCTTGCAGGCTTCCCATCTGTTACCATGTAACTCTTTGAGTAGATTGAGTTTTTCATCACAATCAGGGAGCGAAAAAGCGATCTTTATTGCCCCAATTGCGTGTTTTTCGTTGGTAAACGGGTCATGCTCGACAAAATCTATGATTCTGACCACTTCCTCAGGCTCGTTATAGGCTATGAGATAGGCTTTCGATAGGCTATCAATACCCTTTCTTATAGCCTCTAAATCCCATCCTAAATCGGCCTGAATGTAGCCTATAGGAAGCACGTAACAACCCACGCTATTCACATGAGGACAGGTGTGCAGATACAAATAGAACAGGCGGTCATTATCCGAAACGCTACGAAATTTTTTGGAGCGCCAGATCGATGTGGAAATCTTTCCGTAATCTCTTGCCATTACGCAGCAGCCTTGTAATTTCGCAAAGTAATCCCGTCAAGGTGATCGATTTCGTGCTGAACACAGCGAGCGGCCAGTCCCTTCAATTTGTACTTCTGTGGCTTCCAGTGTTCGTCGTAGCCCTCAACAACAATTTGCTTGTTGCGTACAACCATGACCTGCACCCCTGGGAACGAAAGGCAGCCTTCTTTGGCCCCATGCTTCCCCCCGTACGCTTTAGTGATAACTGGATTTATGATGGTCTTGTTAAAGCCGTTGACTGACAGGGTAATTACACGTTTAAGCTCACCAACCTGATTTGCAGCGAGCCCGATACCTTTACCTTCAAGCATCAAGGTGCGCATGCTCTTCACCAGATCGGAAACGTCCTCATTCAGAGGCACTTCTTCAGCTCTTTGGGTCAAGACAGGATTTTCAGAATTAACAAGCTTCATTCGGACTCCTCAAGCAGCTTCTAGCCGAGCCTGTAGCTCTGCGATTTCTCGTTCGATTTCTTCG